GCTTCCCGTAAGTCGTCAACAAACTGAGGGATGTTATCGCTCATGCTTCAAAAACCTCTTCAAATGTGGCTGTAATCGTAGCCCTGTTCAAGTATGGAATAGTTTTAGTCCATTGCCTGCAAATAAACAGTGCACTTGATGATTCCCCCGGTGGCGTGAAATCAAAACTATCAGTTGCCTTGCGAGCATCAAGGAAAGATTCAATTGTGTTTGCGTCGGCCTGAGACACCTCAAAGGTCAAGTCATAAACCTTTGGGTTTTGGTTGATTCCAAACTGAGTGCGTTGCTCGTATCCAGAGCCGAAACGTGCAGACCTGACGACAGGTGCGCTTCGTTTTGTTGTTCCGTAAGTTGGAGCGATTGAGGGGAAGAAAGCCATTAGCCTGCCAAAAGTCCTCCAGGACGTTTTTGTTTGATTAATTCAGCCTGCACGGCTGCACCAATTGCAGAGCCAAGAGCTTTGCCATCAGCCTGATTGCCTTGCACTTTAGAGCCAGAAGCGTCAACGTTCACAGTCACATTAGCGCCACCACCCATTGCGTGATTTGGAACGATGTTGCCTTGCGCTCCAGGGACAAACAACTCAGGGCCGCGTTCACCTACTAGATAAGGCTGATTACCCGAGACTGGCCCTCCTTTTGCTCTTTGAGCAATTCCGTAATTAGGCCCGAAAGTGCCAAATTTGCCGACTTGTCCGCCGCCAGCGCCTAGAGGCGTAGAAACATCAAATGGTGTCATTAGGGTTTTCATAAACCCAATTGCTTGCTCAATAATGTATATCTGAATTAATTGTTTTGCGATATCGCGAAGAACATTAGACGCTATCTCTTGCAAAGCATTGCCCCAGTTGTCTGCACCATCGAGAAGCGAGTCAAACGCTTGCGTCATCCCTTGACCCATAATATTAGAAATACCGTCAGCTAAAGCAAGTTGTTGTTGAACCGCTGTGTTTAACTTGTACTGCTCCTCTATATGCTTTTTTATTGCGTCCATATGACGCTGATCTTCTTCTTTTTGAATAACAGTTAGCTTGCGTACTGCTTCAGCCTTGGCTTCAGCTTCTCGTGCTTCCATGCCAGCTGTAATTGCGATCTGCTCTCTAAGTTGTTGCTCAAGAGGCAGGTCGCGTCCTACAAGTTTTTCCATGGCTACATTTTTCTTAGCGTTTATCTCAACAATCTTTTGCTCTAGCTTAATGCGAACAATTAATTGCCTGTCACCATCAAGCTCCGCTTGAGCAATTCTATTTTTAAATTGCGTTATATCTTTAATTTTTGCAGCTTCAATTTCAAGAAGTCTTATACGCTCTTGGCTCGCTTTTAAGCGCCTAGCCGCTTTTTTGGCTTGATTGTCTGGCTTTGGATCGTCAAACCCTCCAAGATCCGGAATTTTTGTAGTAACTTCAATGCTGGAGCTATACTTGTTAACAAATTCCTTCATGTCGGCAGTGGACAACGAACCAACTCCACCTCTGGTGCCCATACTGGACATCATTCCTGAAGCGCCAGATACGCCGGACGAGGTTGCTGCTAAATTTGCTTTTTTTCTAGCGGCAACATCTGATTGAAAACTTGCAAGAGCTTTCCCAGTTAACTCACTTTCCAATACCTTAAAGCGTCCACTAGTCGTAACTGCGCCCAAAGTGCTATTAATAAGAACAAGAAAATCTTTTAACGGACCAGCAATTAAAACCTGTAATTGCAGACTTAAGTCGCCCCACAATCTTGTTGTTTTGTCCGTTTCTGCGCCTACTTCTTGAAGAGCTTTAACTCCGTCATTTCCAATTTTTTGAACAAATTCTTTTGTGATTAAAGTGCTTAATTCTTCAATTTTTCCTTGTTCTTCTAGCTCAGCAGCTCGTTTTTCTATCGCTTCGGTGCTGAACAAAGACTTGTCCCTGGCCAATCCTAACGCGCCTGAAACTGAGTTTAAAGCTTGCCCTGTTTTTATTGCATCCGCGCCAAACTTATCAAGTTGCTGGCCTAACGCGCTGAGAGCAATTTGACCTGCCAGGCCGCCGCCCAACGCTCCGCCAGCAGCACCACCTAGCACCGAGCCTGGGCCTCCACCAAACAAAAGTGGAAAGCCAGCCCCAAGAGCCACATCTCCCAGCCTTCCTCCTCCTTGCCCTCTCATCCTTCGACGGGAGCCTGTACTGGCTTTCTGAGCAAGTTTTAGCTGAGTCTGATCTTCTTTTGTAATTTGCCGCTCTAAAGCCAGCTCTCTTTGCTTATCTCTTATTATTCGTGTCGCAATAGTGGCGCGTTGGTTAGTCGTAAGCAAACGTCCTTTATCTAAAGCCTGTGCACCTTTATCGATTTGAAAACGAGCTTTCGCAACGTTTATACCTTTTTGTTCTAATGCTCTAACTTGATCTCCTGCATCTCGCAGTTTTACCATCGCAGCAGTTCGTTGATCTGTTATATTTGCAGAACTCTTTCCAAGTTTGTTTAAACTAGTTTCTAATTTTTTAAGTTGATCATCAACCTGTTTAGCATTCAGCTTGATATTTACTTCGTACTCCGCTCCAGCCACAGCTACTCCTAGAACAGTGTTACCACGTTAGCGCATCCCACGAAACTGGGCTTGCTTACGGCTTTTCTCCATCTCTTTTTCTTCTCGCTCAGACTTCAACTCGCAATATGCGCTCCAGGCATACAGCTCTTCTGTAGACATGCGGCTGCGAAGCTCCACCAGCGTCAGACCAAGTTTTTCTGCAATGAAAAACTGCAGAAATAAATAGTTGTCTTTAGCCAGCTTCGCTTTTGATATCTTCTGGGGTCGCCTCTTCCGAAACGCCTTGCATCTTGGTCATAATGTCCAAGACAATTGACATAGGCAATTCACGTCGGATTGAAGGCCGATCAGCAGGGCTGAACAGCTTTTTGCCAGCAGAGTCTTCAGCTTTCTCGATGACCATCTGAATTGCAAAATCCAGAGTGTTCTCTGTGTCTCCAATGCTCAAGGCTTCCATTGACTTGGTGATCTCGTCACGATCAGCAATGGTTAACGGCGTCCAGTAAATCTTTAGGACAAGATTATCACCGTCTTTAATCGCATAGCTGCTACGAGCATCTACGCTAAATGCTTTGCGTAGCTTATCGATCGCGCGTTGTTCAGCCATGTAGTTATGTCAACTAGCACAGTATAGCCTAACGAATTTGGACTGATGCAAATCCTTTGTTCAAGTCATCAAGTAATCCACCGTTTAACGTGTAAACGTCATACCAACGAACTCCCTGTGGAGGAGTGATTCTTCTGTCCCGAGCAAACTCTGCATAAGTTTGACCATCTTTCTTTGCTCCCGACCTGTTAACGGCAAAACCTGCATAGTCAGAAAGGTTTCCGATGTAAAGAGGACTGCCAAACGGTACTTTTAAGGCTGGTCGCTCAGAAATATTTCGGGGGCTTGGAGAAGAAAGTTTCTCCCATTCACGCTCGTTATTTACAGTTGGCTTAATAGGCTGCATACCCAGTTCCCATAACTCGCCAAAATTACCTGTCCACCAAGGCCCTTCTTCCTGCAGACTCATTACGATCTTTGGTCCGGCAGCTGCACGCCCCTCTTCAATAAACTTGCGAAGATCTTTGGTTAACTCAGTGATCGGCTTAGGCATTAGCGGTAAAACGACAACGCAGACTTAAAACAAAATGGCTTTGATCTTCAGTTGTGATCGCAATCGGACCAGTGATTTGCTCTACTCGTGGCGAAGCTGAATAAGTGTCTGAATAACCAGGAGCATTTACAGAAGTCAAGCCATCAATAACAGACTCTGCAATTGCAGCCGCACCAGCAGAACCCTTGTTTTTTGGAGTGAATACTCCGCATTGGATTGTGCCGCTATAAAAGTCAACGGAACCCCCTTGAGGTTGGAGCGTTGATTGATCAAAATTTAAGGTGACAAGCACATACTTTTTTGTCTTGCCTGGCGTTGTAAATGGCATGTTGTCAAATACAACGTCAACCGTCGCATCAGCTGCTGTTACAGCAGTGTTAATGGCAGTCTCAAATGCAGCCCTGGCATTTACAAGCGTCATTAGAACACCACCCGCAAAATAAACAAATACTCTTGATCTCCACGATACGTCTGAATGTCTTGAATCTTACTCACACGTGCAGAACCAGCAAATTGCAAACTAACCTCATCTTGCAACGTTGGCTGGTTGTCTCCAATCTGGTCTGGAGTGATATACAACTTTGCTACGTTTTCTTGGTAGCCCGCTTCTTCATCAGAACGAATAAATTCGATTGGGGCGTCAAATGAATAGCTTGTATCGGTTGTTGTTACCGCACCAGTCGCAAGGCTGTACGTTTCATTTGCCTTACGCGTGTAAGTGATTGTTGTGTCAAGGGATTTACCCAGATCAGCGACAACTGATTTGGCAACGTTCTTAAATAAACTATCTAGTGCTCCTGGCATCTCAACCCCTCACAGTACGAACTTGATAAGAGCCAGAGCCTCCAAGGCAATAAGCACCAAGATAAGACTGCAGCCAAGGGTAAACGTCGAATACGTTATTAACAGTTCCAGTAGCTTGGCTAGAAGTGTTGTATTTGACTTCGAGTTCTCCGAGCTTGACTTGCTCGTATAACCCCGTATCGCCGGTAGTCCCTGTAATCGAGTCCGTGTCATTCGCTAATGCACGCGCCAGCTCGTAAGTAGCGTACTTAATGTCTGCTGGGATGGCACTACAAGTTAATTCAACGCGATCAACGTGATAATTGTTGCGAGGCCAGCTCAATGCTTGATCTGCATCGCAACGATCACCATAGAAATTCAATGTATCGATCCAGCGTGTCGCTGAAATCAAGGCACGATTTTTTTTGTCGTCTTGCTTGTTGTCCCACTGCGTTGAGCTTGGAACGGTTTCAAAATACGCATCTGCTTCTGCCAACGTCACATAGCTGTTGGCTGTTGCGCTTTTAAGTGTGGCGTTGATCGTGGCAGCCATAAGGCAATAATAAGGTGGCCCCACCTAATGGTAGGGCCTTTGCTCTGATCAAGATCAGATGGTGCTGGTATCCAGCGGAGAGTTGACAGTCAACTGAACCATAGGGATCAGATCGATGTCATAAGTGGCGGTCCACTTGTTAGCGGTAGCCAGATGAGCGTTGGTGGGGTTGTCACCAGCGTCAGACCACTTAGTACCCATCACGTGA